TTTTTTGTTTTGGTTCATTAGGCATAGTTACAACAGTAAATCTTGCATGTTCTTTACTATCTTGCCATTCTTTAAACCAATCTACATATCCATCCAATAATTTAAATTTCTTACTATCATCAACAAGATATCCTTCACTTCCAATTCCTCTAATTGTTGATAAAGAAATTGCTTCAGTAAAAACATCAATTGTATATCTTTTTAAAATATTATCAAATAAATATTTCCAGAAAAATGATTTTATACTAATAGTTGCTAAATCAGGACTTTTTGGAATTGATACTTGTCCTAATCCAACGACATCAACTTTTTGTGCAGATGATGGTCTATTAACCCTTAAACTTTCAGGATTAACAGGTAATATTAATCTTTTGTTTTTATATTCAAAAATTATTTTCATTATGTTACCACCAATTTCGATTGCGCTAAATCAGTTACAGCATTAACAAGACTTTCTACTACACTATCAACATCCGCTGTTTCATGTATTACAACATTTGGCAAAGTTACTTGTGGAGTTAAATTTTGTTGTGAATATTTAATCATATAATCTCTTGTTGCCATATCGTGTAATAATTGTAAATCTTCTCCATTTATTTCAATTTCGCCTTGATTTTGCGTTTTTAATGCTTTACCTCCTGATGTTGAAGTTATTACGCTATCAAGATTTATACCAGAACTTGATTTACCCAATAATGCTCTATTTGTTAATGCTCCACCTTTTAAAGATTTTGATATTTTTTCGGTACTTTCTGTAGCGTCTTTCCATCCTTTTAATTTTGTATATTCTTTTTTTTCTAATAACGGCTTTCCTTGTATTTTTCTAACAAGATTTGTTACATTAACAACACCATTATATATTGACCTAAATGTGTTTGCTATAATAATTCCAACATCTTGAACGACATTTGCAATCATAAAAAATACATTCATTATAGCCTTTCCTTGAGTTTGAAAAGAAACACCACAAGCCTTCATTATTAAACTAACACCTGTTATTGCAGCTATTACTGCGGTTACAGGAGCAATGGCTGCTGCCCAAGCCGTTATTGCTTGCCATTTTATTGCTATAAATCCTGCTGCAATTGAACCTAATGCAACAGTTGCAACAGGAACAATATATGTTAAATTATTAACTATTTTTTCTACAATATTGCTCCAAACTTCTGTTAATGTTGATTGTAAGGGTAATAATGCAGCACCTAATCGTTCATAACTGTCACTAAGTTTATTATTTGCTTGAGCTATTTTACCAAACGGTGTTTTTGCCATTTCTTCGTTCATATCACCTGTTACTGCAGTTATTATTTTTGATAATTCAACCGCTCTTTGTTCTTCATTAAGTGTCATTAACCATTTCTTTTGATTATCGTCAATCTTAATTCCCATACGACTTAATGCACCTACATCACCAAGCATAGCTTTACCAAGCGATTTACTTATCATATCCATACTTTGAGCAGTTGCATTGTAACCATACATTTTAACGGCTAAATTATTCATTGCTGGTGTTAATGCCTCAATACTTTGTTTTTGTTTTGTGAAAGCTGCTAAACCGCTCATTCCCGCCAATGCAACTTCATCACCTAAAACACCAACTTTTTGTTGAGCTGACGCTAATTCATATAAACTACGAACTTCTTCATCATTCAACCCCATTCTTTGCTTTGTTATAATGGATAATTGGTCTTCAACTTGCATTTGAATTTTAGTATAACCTATAAATTCATTAATTTTAGCATTTAAAGTATCTATAACACCTTTAGCTTGTCCTAATAATTGAAAAGCTGATGAAAGAGTTATAATTTTAGCTTGCATATTGCTAAAACCATTTCCTGAATTATTAGCTGAATTTTGCAATTTTTCTATTGCATTTTTAGTCGCATTAGAACTTTTTGTTGCATTTTCTAAAGATTTTGACACTTTATCGATAATAGCACTCATTTTATCTTGAAAAGTTAATATACTTTGTATTGTAGCCATTATTTACACTTTTCCTTTTCCATTTTTAATCTAATTGAGGCAATTACAAATGCTTTGCTATTTACAGGGAGGTTTATGAATTGTTCGGGTGTATAATGTAATTCCATTATTGCATACATACACATTGCGGACTCTCCATCCTCCCTTATTAGTTTTTTGCTTCTTCAATCTTTTCTTCCATATCAATATTAAAACCTGATATATCAAGAATTTTATTAGCTATTGCCATAATTTCACCCGATAAAAATTTTCTTTCAACAAATTCTCTTGCGGATTGGCAATTAGCTTGTGCAAGAAAATCAGCTTTAGATAATTCAGGTTCTATTGTTTGTTCTGTAATAACAAGCAAATTAAATTTATTTAAATCTGTTATCGTTTCTCCTTTGCGGTTTTTTACTAAACAACGATTTCTAAATTCATTGTGTTTTGCAGCCGTTAGCGGTTTGACTTTAAAAGTTCCAAGTCTTTCATTAATATAAATTTCTTCCGTCATTGTTTCAACATCTTGAAATTTTAAAAAATCTTCTAATCTACTCATTAAATCTACTCCTGTTTTCTACTTCCTTTTAATTGTGTTTTGCGAGGGAGCTGTCGCTCCCTCTTTTATAAGCAAAACCACAATTTTATTATACCGTATATGGCTTGAATTTTTCAAGTATATCAATTTCAGAATATGTAAAATTAAATGATGTATCAAGATAATCTGCGTCAACATCTAATTTTAATATATCTCCGCCATCAATATTGACCATTCCAAGTGTAGCTTTTTGAGCGCCAACTTCGGAATTTGCGTCATCATTTTTAACGGTTAAATTAAAATATACGTCTTTACCTGTTTTTGCATAATCAACAAGCATTTGAATAAAATCAGATGATACATAATACAATGTCATCGAACCTGTACCATTCCATCCTGTCGCTTTGTATTGTGTTCCACGTTGTCCAAGCGACCTAAACTCCGCTTTTGTTTTATCGAATGTTGCGGTAAAATTTCTAACTTCGGCTAACTCTTTAACTTTACCATTAATGTTAGCCCAAATCATACCTTCTTTACCGCTAATTGCGTCTTTTGCTAATAAAAATGACATTTTGTCCTCCTATCCTATTACATTAACAGTAAAGTACAATCTTTCCATACTGTCTGTAGGCTGTATCCAAGCGTTAACAATAACAGTATCTAAATCTGTTCCTTGTATAATTTCAATATCATCAGCTCCTGCAAAATTTTGTATAGCGCTAATTCTTTGAAGTTCAGTGAAATAAGAAATAACATCACCTTTGAATATATCTCTACCGTCAGTATCATTATTTTGTTTTCCCATATAAGATTGTTCCCATATATCCTGAATAGATGTACCTATTTCATCTAAAACTCTAATTACACGATTTTTTGAAAAAGCATAATTTTTTTCTTGAGTAAATGTATGAAGCGAATTAATATCTTTTTCAACTTTTATTTCACCTCTTGAATTTGAAGAAAATAAAAACTCACCGCCATTTAATGCGTCTATAATTTGTGCATTTGTATATTTGCCTATTATATCTGTTGCGCCTTGAATTATTTTATTTGTATTACTTTCATTTATTTCTGCACCAGCTGTTATAGCTGCAACTACTGCAGTAGCTTCTTCCTTTGAAATATTAATATTATTTACAACAAGTCCATTTTTAACAGATATAATTCCCTCTGTATTTGCTGCTGGATAATTAGCAATAACACCTTGAATATATCTGCCTTGGTCATCTCTTTGCCCTTTAACAAAGGTTACAATATTTGTTTTTAAACTTGTATCTGCATCAGCTAAATCAGGGCAACAAAGTGTTTGAAATTTTGCCGTTTCTAATAATGCCAAATATAATGGATAATAAGTTGCTTTTGCTGCAGAAGTTCCATTTGTACCGCCTGTCAAGGATGTTCCTGCTGTTGGAGTTGGTACTCCAGTTCCTTCAAAATCAACAAAATCATTGTTTTCTAACTCAGCAACCGTTGCAACTGTTTGCTTATCTTTTTGGCTTCCATCTACAAAAGTTGAAACATCAAATAATGTTCCATTAACAACAATAGAAATAATGATTTTATTACCAAAAGTTCCTTTGTATTTTGCAGTAATTGTCAAAGTGTTTGGATATACTTCATCATCAGGTTCTCCTGATGTTAAAGTAGCAGTCGCTTTTATTCCTGCGGTATTTGTTCTGTAAACCAATACTTTATAACAATTTTGCAACATTAAATTTAATAATTTTGACTCGCTATCAAAAGCTGTAAATCCAACTTTTGCCAAGCTATCTCCGTTAAGTAACTCGTCAGAAAATACTTCAATTAATGTTCCTGTTTTTCCCCAACTTAATTCAAGCGGTATAGTGGCAATACCTCTATCGCCTACTTGTATCATTGGACGTGGAACAGACTTAAAATTGAAATACGCACCTGCTCTTACTTTATTATATGACGTAAAAGTACCGCCCATTTTATTGTCCTCCTTTTATTTTTTGAGTTTGTTCTAATACTAACATTTTAACTTTCTCATCTTTTTCTTTCTCAACTTGTACTCTGATTTGAAATGTAAAATGTCCAACTTTATCAACTTTCTCATAATTTGATTGTAATACTCTATATGGTCTTTCGTCTATTATAACTCTATTGAAGTCTGTAATCAATTTCAATCCAATATTATCCAATTTTTGTTCTATTTTAGGTTCTTTTTCAACATCCGCTATTTGTCTATAACGAATTTCATAAAGAAATGTCTGAAAATAATGGTCTTTTCTATCTTCTATAGTATTAACAGACAATTGAAGAATAAAAAAGTTTGGAAAATTGTAAGGATTAGTTTGTTCTTCTTTATATACAAAAATATCAGGCAATATATTATTTAATTCCCTTGCTATTGCATTTTTAATCGTTTCACTTGATAATACCGCCATTACAATAATCCTTTACTTTTTAAAAATTCAGTAAACGCTTTATCAAAATCAATAGGCATTGATTGTTCCATTTCATATAATGATTTTGTTAACATTTTAGCGCCATCTGCCCATTTCCAATTAGGACGTTTAGGAGTTCCATATTCAACAAAAGAAGCGTATTCTGCACTATTATTAATTTCAATTTGAGCTTTATTTTGTTCTCTTTTATATTTTCCAGAAAACCAACTGTTGCGTAAATTTCCAGTATCAACAGGAGTTCTTTCCTTTGTTTTAGTAATAAGAATTGCGCCCTGTTTTGTTATCCAGTTTTTTAAAAATGTTTCAAATTCTGAATTTAATTCTTTAAATTCTTTAATGTATTTTTCAAAATCACGCATATTTAAACCCATAATTACACCTCGTACCAATGC